GCTAGAAGAGCGTTTCAGACCCGGCGGACCACTTGATAGATCAAGTAATAATGGCAGTCGCAGAAAGAGAGTAAAATTTCCTATTGAAAATCAAGCTGATTATAAAGCCTTTATAAAATTTCAACCAGTAATTACAGACCCGCCAGCACTTGGAAATGATTTTAAAAAACTTGGTGAATTAATAAAAAATAGCACTGATAAGATTTTTAATGTTATGTCAGGCCAAGCCGCAGCTAATATAACATCTGGAACTAATCCAGCAGCAGACGATGGTCTTAGAGGACCAACAACACAAGTAACTCCTAGCGGTCAAGAAGGCGTTGGTAATAATCTTCTTAAAGACTCAAAGAAACGCAATTCACAAAACAGTTGTGTAATGTATATGCCTTCTTCATTAAACTTTCAAGACGGAGTAAATTATTCACAAGCAGATCTTGGTGTATTTGGAGCTGCTCTTGAAGCCGGAATAAATAATAGTGGTAGCGTTGCCGGTAGTTTAGGGAGTGCACTAGGTAGCTCTATTAAGAATGTATATGACGCGATGTCAGGAAGCATGAGTCAAGATGCTGCAAGGTTAATGACTACTAAACTTGCAGGTATGGCTGGTAAAAATGGAGCAATTGATGGCGCTGTCAGAGGATCATTAAGAACATCTCCTGTTGCAAATATAACAATGTTATTTGATAAACCTAATTTAAGAGAGTTTTCATTTACATTTAAAATGCAACCTGTAACAGAAGAAGAAGCCAAAGAAGTTAATAATATAGTTAAATTCTTTAGAACCGAGTTATATCCATCCACCTTTAATTATGATCAAGGTGATGTTTCTATTCCGTTTGGATATAGATTTCCTAATGAGTTTAATATTAGTTTTCACTATGGATTAAATCGTGAAACTGAAGAATCTAGGTATAGCACCGGAAACTTTATAAAATTAAAGCCCTGCTATTTAAAAAACTTTACTACTAATTTTAATGCAACTAATTCGACATTTTATAAAGGTGGATATTTTCAAGAAACATCAATCTCAATGACGTTCCAAGAGAATGAATTGTTAGATAGAGCAGATATAGAGGAAGGCTTCTAATGACATATTTTGCACCTTTTGGTCAAACAGTTTACAAATTCGGAGAGGCAGATAATGCAATTGTTTCGTTTCAAAACATATCGGCATATGCTGATATAGTAGATAAATTTAAAGAAGCAGAACAAAGCTATTTAAAATACAGTATTTTAGATGGTGACCGACCTGATGTATTATCATCAAAGATGTATGGCGACCAAAAATATTATTGGACATATTATCTATTGAATGATCATATTAGAAGACAAGGATGGCCGTTATCATACAATGAGATGGAAGAAACAGCAAAAGAACAGTATCCAAATACAACATTAGTTTTTAGAACTGATGGAACTGGGATTGGCCATGTCGGTCATACTGATGCGACTCAAAATTTAGTAAATATTTGGAAGATAGGATCAGTAATTTACGGTGCACAGTCTGGCGCGTACGGCACTGTTGTTCGTAAAGATCTTGATCAAGGCCATGTTATTATAAGTGATTCTGTAGGCATATGGATACCTGGAGAAGCAGTATATTTTAATAGAATCACTCAAAATCCATTAGCCGCGTTTGATCCAAATCCTTTTGCTGAATATGCAGATATTACAATCTATGAGCATGCTATATTAAATTCATTTTCAGCTGAATATCTTAGTTGCCATCACATGGAAAATGCAGCCGGAGAATGGGTAGATACCGATCCCAATACTGAATCTCAGGCTGCATTATTAGTAGAAAAAACACATTTGGATGTTTTACAAGCGGAGAATGATAAGTTAAGAGAAATAAATTATCTTAAACCTGAAGTTATTAGATCTGTGCATCGTGCCTTTATTGAACGTATGACTGGATAATTTATGTTAGAAGAGTACAGCACGTCATCAACTCCATATGATTTTACTATTGAATCTGTTATTATTACAGCGGATCGATGGGAGTTTGCCTTAGAAGGAATAGATATAAAAAATGTATGTGCTGAAATTAATTTGTTTGAGCATTTAGATAAACCTTATTTGACAGCAAATCTAACATTTTTAGATAATGCAAATATAGGAGACAACTATCAATTTACTGGAACTGAAAGAGTACAAATTACTTTAATATCATCTGATGAACGAGATGATGCTGGTAAAAATACCATAGTAAAACGTTTTATTGTAGATACGGTAGTCAATGCAGCAAAATCCAATGATAGTAACGAATTAGTAGTATTACATTTAGTAGAAGAAAGATACTATCAATCGTGCCTTATGTCAGTTAATAAGGTATTTAAAAAAGTTGAATCTCGAGGAGGGTTTAATGAAGGTGGATTTACTAGTAGCGCTACTGAAATAATTCAAAGTTTATTACGAGAATTAGATCAATATACGTCATTTAACGGCGATTATTATATGAGTAATGAATTAATGCATAACAAGGAATTTCCGCCAGAATTTGATGGAGCATTAAAAGTATGTATACCTAATTTAGGAGTATTAGATGCTGTAAAATGGATGTGTGATAGATGTGTAACTCCTACTGGTTTTCCTTTTTATATATATGCAACAATGGCGGATGATAAAATTAGATTTTTAGATTTGGATAGTATGTTAAACGCTGCTACATTAAATAATAAAAATAGCGGACTTATGCCGTATACATATTCACAAGCATTAATGCACAAAGCTAATACACTACCACCTGCTGCTAAATCATTTATAATATCGAATTATCAGAATATTGGAGGCAATAGTCAGCATTCACTAAACCAAAAAGGTATGGGTCCTGCTACATTTAATTTTATTGATACGTTTAGAGGAACTATTCATGTAAAAAAACATAATCCAGGTGATACGTTTCGCAGAGCCTTTGGAGTAGGAATTCTTAAAGACGACGATGTACCAGTATATGATGATAAAGCAGAATTTGGTGGAAGAAATATTGATGACTATTCAGCGAGAACGATAACTAATATCACTACAAGTAAATCTCAAAGCAGCAGTAAATTAGGCATAGATGATCAAAATAGAAATTATAATGAAGTTCTATATACTAATAGCCATAATATAAAAATAACTGCAAAGGCATATAGAAATTACTTACATAAGTCTTCAATAGCTATTGAAGTTCCAGGAAGAAACTTTATTTCTAAAGACAATAATATATCAATAGGAAATAGGATATTAGTAGAATTTAGAAAAAATGAAAATGATACAAATGCATACGGTGCTGAGTTAGATATTAAAAAATCCGGAGAATATTTAATATATAGCGCTAGGCATTCATTTAGCCCTGGAGGAGATGGAGCCATGATATCTAATTTACAACTAGTTAAACTAGCACATCGGAAAAGATAATGAAAAGTATTAGTCATCAATATTGGGGAGACGATCCTAGATTTTTTATAGGAAAAATTAGAAGGGCCGATGATCCAAAAAATATGGGAAGAGTTCAAGTTAGAATAATTGGTATTCATGATAACTATGAAATTCTAGATCCTGATCTCCCTTGGGCGCAGACACTTTTGCCTGTAACGTCACCTGGAATATCAGGTGATGGAGAAAACTGTAATCTTGCTCGAGGAGCAATGGTTTATGGAATGTTTTTAGATGGAAAATTATCTCAAATTCCACTCGTTTTAGGCAGCTTTACAACGCTTCAACTACCATCTGACACTCAGGTGTCAGATCCGAGAGCTGACACTTTACCTGTTGATGCCGGAGGATTTACAAGAAATGCGAAAAGTTTTCAACCCGGGCAATCTACCGCATCGGTACAACAAAATTCTGCAGAAATTGAAGCAGCAGCACAATCTATAACTGGAGATGGAACTGAAGAAAAAATATTTAATTCGCTAAGAGTTCATATGGAACCAGCTCAAGCGTGCGCTTTTTTAGGTAATATGCGGATTGAATCTGGTTTTAGCCAGGGCCGAGATTATGACGACGTATTTACCGTAACTAAAGCATCGGCTAGTCACCAATATCAAAGTGCATTTGAAGGTAAAAAATTATTTATTAAATCTGGACCATGGAGTGAAATAGTAAATCCAAATGATGTTGGATTACCTTCATTTGGATTATGCCAGTGGAGAGGAAAAAGATGGGAAAATTTAGTAGAGTTTTCAGAAGGTAAATATCCATGGCAAAGCATTCCTGCTCAATGCGATTTTGTATGGCATGAATGTACTGGTACACAAGCAGGAAATGAAAACAGCGCTTGGAATTATATCAATGCATGTGGAGCAGATGTAGCTAATGCTGCATATCATGTATGTAGATATTATGAGCGGCCTGCATTTAAGTTTGTTCGTTACGGCACTGGAGAATATGGTGCGTGTCCTTATACATCAGCTGGATCTAGTTCAAGTGCTCCTGGAAGAAGATATTGGTCACCCTCATTATCTAAAAGAATATATTGGGCTAAGGTATATTATGTAAGATTCGTGCAAGGTAATCAGACCGGCGCGGCATCTGGTAGTGGACAAAATAATAATCCAAATGCAGGAAATACAAGTAGTGGAACTAGTGCAGTACCAGATGTGAATAGCGGTGGGGGACCATACTGATGGATATAGGACGATTAAATTCAAAGTTAAATAATATTAAAGGTGTTCTAGACTTTAGTTCATTAGAGAAAAAAATCTCAGATGCCGGTGAAACACTTAATTCGTTAAAACAAACTACTTTAGCTATCAATAAAGTAGGAAAATCTATCAATGGAATTAAGTCGCTAAATCAAGCTCTTCCTGAGATCAAAGAAAGTATTGCTAATTTAGAAGCTGTGGCACCGATAGTTGAATTAACAAATAAAATGCCAGGTTTAGAAGATAAGATGAATAAAGCCTTGACTGATGCTGAGAAAGTATTAGTTCAACAGATGACCGGTTCTCCATGGACTAATCCTGATACCGGTGTTGTTGGAATACCAAAAGGTCAAGATGCTAATCAAATAGTAGGAGTAAAAAGAGCTAATAAATTAGTAGGGACTCCAGAATCAATTCAATCAAATATTAATAAAATTACTGGAGAAATACCTGATTTCAATAAGATTATGAAAGGAATAGTTCCTCCTGAATTTGAAGCTTCTGCCAAAGCAGGTTTAGCAAAGATAGCTAGTTTAGAAAATGCAGTTAAAGATTTTGAAGCAAATATTACATCAAAGCTTAATGCTATAAAGAATATTCCTGATGGCTTAAAAGATCTTACAGATGGGCTAGGAGGATTAGCTGGAGGCATATTAAATGGCGATTTAAATAAAGCTATTAAAAGCACTAATTTTTCTTTAAATGCATTAGCAAAAGTAGATGCTGACCTTAGTTCATTAGGAATGTTACAAAATATAAAATTATCAGAGGTAGATCATATTGAAGCCGGTATTAATACTATAGCCGGTAAAGTTCTTGATCCTATAGCAAAATTAAAAGCTATTAAAGATATTAAATTAGGAAAATATAATACAGTTATTAATACTATTTCATCTGCAGCTGCAAAAATAAATAATATTGCAACTGCGTCAGTAGCAGAAAATATTCAGGAAACATTAGGATTAACTACAGCGGATTTGGAAACGAAAATTAACAAGCTTACTACTGATATTGCTACAAATGTCGTGGTTGATGATGTTTCAACAACTTCTGGTTCAACCGGAAAAGTTACGAATATAGGAGCAACTAGCAATCAATGGGAAGGTGCTAATACAGTAATCTCACAAGATAAGACTGCTAACACTACTTCAGCAGACTTTAAATTTAGTAGAGTATCAAATGAAGAAGAATTAGTAGCAGATTTTAATAGTATTCAAAGAGAAATAACTGAAATGATTGTGCATTGGTCAGGTCATTTTTTAGATCAGCCACATGCAGGAGCTGAGGAAATACATAAAAAAAATATAGCATTAAATTTAGATGGATGCGCATATCATTATGTAATAACTAAAAAAGGACATATTGAAAGAGGTCGACCAGCTGAACAGCCTGGACAACATTGTGATGGACATGATAAGTTTAGTTTAGGTGTATGTCTTATTGGTGGAGTAAATTCATATACTCATGAGCCTGAAGATGATTGGGAATATGGAAAAGAAAATTTTACAACACTTCAAATGGAATCATTAAAAAAAATACTAAATGCATATTATAAAATATGGCCTGGAGGATCTGCGTTTGGACATAATGATATACATGAATGGGCACAAGATCCTGGATTCGATGTTGCAAGATTTGTAAAGACAAATTTTAATAAAACTAATCAAACTAATCCAAGTGAAGACGCTTTAGATCAGTCAGCTCTCGTGGCTGAATCTGTAATGTTAACAAACGCAACAACAGAATATAATAAGCCTGCTGCTCCTCTTGTAGCTCCTATAGCTAAATTTCCACAAGTAGCTGAAGCTGTACAGGATAACGTTGGGGCAATTATAGCGGGTAAAATTCCAATTTCTGTTAGTGGCTACGATGAAGCAGTGCATCTTTTTAATCAAGGTAAACTAAAAGCAGGCGATATTATAAAGTCAGCAAATAATCTTACAGATGATATATTTACAGTTACACGAGATGATCAAAAATTTGAAGAGCTTAAAAATAGTTTACCAGCAAATATTACTGTTGCCGATATCGAACTTTTACAAAAAGGCAAGGACAATATTGGTTTAGTAGATCTGAGAGGCCTTACTGCTGGGGAACTTAGGCAATTAGCGATTGGCGAAATAGAATTAAGATCACTTCAACTTGAACAGGAAGTACAAGACGCAGTTGGGTTTGCTGACGTAGTAACAAAAGCAGTAGACGAATCCGGGCTATGAATTATAAAGGGCAAATGATATGAGTGTAGTTCCAAACGAAGAATCTAACCTTATGAAAAATAATAAGGACGCGGCGCTTGCCGGCAAAGCTGTAACTCATGGATATGATGATATTACCGGTGAGAATCCTAGGTCTGAATATCATTATGAACAAGGAACTGAAAAAAGCACCAGAAAGGCTTTAGTTCATAATTTAGAAACTGATGTTGCTATTGTTGCCGGAAGAGAAGATATAGACCTAGTTCATGAATCACCGTCAGACTCAGTGAATCTATCTATAAAGAAAACTCCTAAAGGTCATGTAATGATTTTTGATGATACAATTGGAGGAGAGCGTATTCTTATGAAGCACCTGTCTGGTGCTGGAGTGGAAATAAAGCCAGATGGATCTATTATTGTTAATTCACGAAATAATAGAGTGGATCTTATCACTGCTAATCATCATTTGTACACGGAAGGCAATGGTACACTTACATATTCAGGTGATTTAAATATGAATATTGGTGGAGATTTTAATCTTGACGTGGGCGGTAATTATAGTTTAAAAGTTGGTGGGCATTGGATTGTAAATATATTTGGCTCATATACTAAACGCATCATTGGAATGATGACCGAAACTATTCAAAAAGTAAAAAGTACTACAGTCTTAAAAGATGTATCAAATACATTTTTAGGTAAAGTTAGTACATCAATTAAAAAAGACTATGAATTTATTGTAAGAGGAAACGCAGATTATAATCATAAAGGATCTACAACATTAACATCTGAAAATGAAACTACGTTGACCGCACCAAATATTAATATTGTTGCACAAGATTTGACGGTCACTGGAGATACTGGAACCATCGGCGGTGAGAATATCGTGATGTTTAATTATAATATGTACACCGGACATTCTATTACAGCAGTCGATACTGTTACTACAAAAAGTGTGTATGCTACTGATACTTTAAATTCACAAACAATAACCGGAACAAGAATCAATTCAACATCTATGCATGCTTCAACATTTCATGGAGATCTTAATGGCACAGCACAAAATGCAGTTGTAGGTGGTACTGATACACATCCTGGATCATCACATGGATTTAGTGTTTCAAGTATTATACAAGCTGCTATAGATGCGACTGCAGTAAATACTGATCGCGGGCCAGACGCATCTGCAGTATCAGCCATTAAACAAAAACCTACAGCTACAACTACTGCAGTATTCTTAGATAAATCTGCCTATATGGTTCAATCTGTATTTGTAGATGAAGATGATGGTATTTACAATTATTTAGATAAAACAGTGTCTACTGGAGGAGTAACAGATAAGCCACTTACTACAGCCGAAATAAGAATTAAAATGCGGAATAGCAATAATAAAGCAAATACTTCTTTTGTCCAAGAGCAAGTTGCAGCCGGAACATTATCAAGTAAACATAGTTCAAAGGTTCCTCCACACATTGGAAGAATTGTAGGTAAACAAACACAAACTAGATTAGGATCTAGAATGATAGGTGCAACAGAACCTACTACTATTACTAATAGATTTACGGCAAGTGATACTTCTAAAAAAGGAATTAAATTTATTATTCCAGAGGCACAATATAATCCAAACAATATAGCTGAAATAAAAATGGGAACTTTGCTTGGTCCAGGAATGCCTATTTCAAAGTTCTTTCCTAATTCTGAAACTATGAATCATTTAAGTCAGATAGAAAGAAAACGTATTGCGAGGAATTTAGTTGGTGCTGTTAAATTATTAAAGCTAGTAAAAACTCCAAAATTTATGGATAATTTCAATATTACTATTACTGAAGGAGTACAAAAATTAGGGCCTACTGACGCTGCATTACCTCTAGATTCAATTACAAAGCTATCAGCATCAGGCAGAGTAGTAGGATTTACAGTATCTAATTCAAGAACTGGTGAACTAGCTCCTGATATAGCTTATGATTTAGTTACATATTTAAAAGATAATAGCGAATATGATAAACTAATAATGGCGTATGATACTTATCAAACAGATATAGATGGAAGTGAGACTTTATTTGCTACTATTATAGCTGTAATGCCAGAAATTCCACAGGACTATAATGTAAAATTTAAACAAAAAATATCAACAATATTTAATGACACTTCTCAATCAGAAGAAGATTTAGTTGAAGTAGTGTTAACGGATACTGGCCTACTTGAGGTTCCAGACGAAAGTACGCCTAAAATTACTCCTGACGGATTAAAGAAAATAAAAACTAAAAAAGGTTATACAACATTTGTATCAGGTGCTTTATGGAATAATTTTCAAGGATTTGTTAATGAACTTGAAGAAACAGGATATACTATTAATAATATTCAAGGACATTCTGCTACTTCTCAAAGATACGGTAATGTTTCAAATGAATATACAGGAGAGGATCTATGGACAGCAAATGCTTCAGGATTAGGAGTTAATATTAATCCGGTAACAAATTTAAAAGGACCAAAGCTAGTTACGGACTTGCCTTCTGGAATTGCTAGTTTAGCAAAAAAACACGGATTAGGTTGGGGAGGTAGTTTTAAAAATTATAAAGATGCTAGCCTGTTTAGTGCTAGAAGTGAAGAAGGTGGAACTATTCCCGCTCCTAGAAAACCAGAAGTATATAAAACAACAGAAACTAAAGACGAAATTGCTAAAGAAAATGTTGAAGCTTTACGCAATTTTAATGAATCACTTGGAGGAGGATTAGCTCAAGCTGAACTCACTGAAGCGGAAAGAGCATACGCAGTTGAAAAAGGATATATAAAGTAATTCGCGATGGCGATCTTTGGAAAATAATTAGAGTTAGCTAAAAATCATATAAATAGAATAAACAATAGAAGATAGAAAAATGGTAACAAAAGCATTTGCAGCAGAAGACGGTGATTTAGCTAGTCCGGGTATTATTACTTCGGTAATAAACCCCAGTAAAGATATCAATTTATCATTTAATAAAAAGACTAATGGTGATATTTTTAAAAAAGAAGACGCCGCAGCAGTTAAGCAAGCTGTAAAAAATTTATTAATGACTAATAAATTTGAAAAGCCATTTCAACATCAATTCGGTGCTGACTTGTCTGGTTTATTATTTGAATTAGCAGATGATTTAATGGAAGACGATATTAATCAAGAAATTATGATGGCAGTAAAAAATTGGGAACCTAGAGCAAGAGTTATAAATGTTCAGTCACAAGTCCAGCCGGATCTAAATAATATTTTTTGTAGAATAGAATTTCAAATAATTGCAACAGGCTCAATAGAAGTCATCGAAACATCAGTAGCGAGGCTAAGATAAATGGCAACGAATATTACATCAACTCAACTTGACTTTGATCAAATCAAAGCTTCGCTTAAAACATATCTAAAAGCAAAATCAGAATTTTCAGATTACGATTTTGATGCATCTGGACTCAATAATATATTAGATGTTCTTGCATATAATACTCATTTTAATGGATTGATTGCTAACTTTGCTTTAAATGAATCTTTCTTGGATACTGCACAGCTACGATCATCAGTTGTTTCTCATGCTGAAATGTTAGGTTTAGATGTTTCTTCAAAAACATCGTCGCAGGTTACATTAAGAGCGAGTATTAATTTATCAAACGATGCTAATAGACCAACCGCAGTTGTTTTACCAGCCGGAGCCAGCTTTTCGACTACTATTGATGGTAATACATTTCAATTTTTTACAAGACAACAATATACTGCTATTGATGCAAATGGAGTATATACATTTGCAACTGCTACTGGCGTTGAAGAAATAATTGCATATGAAGGCGTTATAAAAAATAAAACATTCTTTGTCGGTGAAACCACTGATAGACAGGTTTATGTAATTCCTGATAAAAACATAGATGTTAAAACAGCGACTGTAACAGTATTCAACTCAGTAACATCAACCGATAGCACCGTATATACTGAATTAAATAAAGCTGTTACTGTCAGTGCCGCTTCTACACTTTATACAATACGAGAAACTCCAAATGGTTTTTATGAACTTAATTTTGGTGATGGAGTTACTTTTGGTAAAGCTCCTAATGCGGGAAATAAAATTGTTGTTAACTACCTTAGTACTAGTGGAGCGAGTGCTAATGGTGGAGCAATATTTACTTCAAATACACAATTAACAGTAAATGGCGCTTCTAAAGTTATTAACGTTACTCCGCTAACTAATTCAATAAGTGGAGCTGATTTACAATCAATTGATGCTATTAAACAACTTGCCCCAGCGGCGTTTGCAACTCAACAAAGACTTGTTACAGCTCTTGACTATGAATCTATGATTAAAGCTAATTTTCCAACTATTACTGCGGTTTCTGCATGGGGAAGTCAAGATAATGTTCCAGTTGATTACGGTAAAGTGTATATTAGTTTGGGGTTTGATGATACTGTAACTGAAGATGAAAAGGTTACGCTTAAAGCAGCTATAGAAAATACATATGCTGATAATTTAGGAATTATGGCTATAGGAACAAAATTTGTTGATCCTGTAAGTATTGGATTCAATTTAGAAACTCAGATACAATGGGATCCAAATCTTACTGGACTTAAAAGCGGTAATGTTGAAAATAAAATAAAAAATCTTATTAAAACACATTTTGCAACCAAATTAAATGGATTCGGAAAGACATTTAGAAGATCAGCTTTGTTAACTGAAATTGATGCGTTTGATCCATCTATTCTTTCTTCAAAAATGGATGTTAAACTTATAATAAATTTAATTCCGCTTTTAAATAAACAACAGTCATATAAGATGTATTTTCCGGTTAGACTAGAAGCACCGGGTCTTACATTTTATAGTATTGAATCAACCTCATTTACATATGGGGCATCAAATAAAATTGCAAGAATACGTAATAAGTTAGGAACTACAGTACTTCAAATTGTTGACGCTAATAGTGCAGTTATTGTGGATACTATTGGAGAATATTTTACGCAAAGTGGTTTAGTATCTTTGAACGCGTTTACCCCAAGATCTATTTTAGACGGCACACCTTTTATAAAGTTTACAGTCACTCCGGCTGATCAGAGTGTAATAAAACCACTTAGAAATTATCTATTAAAAGCCGATGATAAAACTATGCAAGTTGGAATCACAGTTGATTTCCAAAATACAAATGTAGTATTAGGCTAATAATATGGCAAAGACAAAAACTCTGAAAGACTTTAACAGGCTACCAATAAATCTACATAGGTCTTCTATTCAAGAAGTCTTACCTGAGTATTTTCAAACAGAGTATCCAAATATTATTTTGTTTTTAGAATATTATTATGATTTTTTAGATGACAATTCTAATTTTGGTGAATTAATTCAAGACTTGTATACTGTTCGAGATGCCGAAGATAATCTTTTAACTCAACTAGATCTAATGTTTAATGAGTTTGCTTTAGGAACTGGTGTTAAATATTTTCCATCCAATCCTAGAGAAGTTATTAGGCAATTTGCAAAATTCTATAGAGTAAAAGGTTCTAAATATTCAGCTGAAGGATTTTTTAGGGCTTTCTTTTTAACTGATGCTGAAATACATTATCCTAAAAATGATTTGTTCTTCCTAAATGATAGTGCATCTGAAATAGGAGTTGATGCCCAAAAAGTAATTCAAGATGGCGGAATATATCAATTATTATCACACTTAATTAGGACTGACGTTGCTATGCCTAATTGGCAGCAACTTTATAAAAAGTTTGTCCATCCGGCAGGATTTCACTTAGGGGCTGAAATTGTTATTCAATCACCCGGTAAGTTATTTGAAACACCAGCTATCGTAACCTCGTTTGCTCTCCCTGAATTTATATTAGCACCCTCCGAACCAGCTTCAATATCAGAAAACTTTTTATACGATTCAATTGGAACAAGACCTGTTGCTGATACATTACAGTTAGTAGATATTACATCATTAAATACAATGAATTATAATGGAGTAAATTATAACATAAGAATGCACGTAAGACCTTTGAAAGAAGATGCTTATTTAAATCTAACTTTGGCTGTACTAAATACGCAGAGATCTAGTATATACGATTGGGGATCTCAGACAAGGCAGATTTGGAATACTACTACAGATAGTGCAACTTTAATTCGTGTCGATGATGCACCTACACATATCGGTGCAGATTCTTATGGATATTATGGAACATATCCATCATTCTATGTGGGAACTGGCGATAATCCAGATTATTTGAAAAAACCATATCCTTCTGTTATTACTACATCTCTCGCATATGCAGAACTTGGAGCAGCACACTTTGAAGCTGATTCTGATATGACGCAACTTTATCCACTTTATGACTCAGATGTGGTAGTATAGCATGAATAAACTATATAAATATAACTAACATAAATTAATATTTTTAGCATTGCAATTTTGAGTAAGTATTAAGAGGAAACTAATATGACAGCTGTCGTTACCGATGATTTAAAATTTAATATTCTACAATCATTACTAGGAGATTATAATACTTCTGGTACAGAATATTATGTTGGCGTAGCAAGATCTGAGCAATGGGACAGTAATGATACTGCTACTACACCTATCAATTCGAAGTATGATATTATTGATTTTCAAGAGCGACTACAATCTATAAAAAAGGTAGAGGCCGCTAGCTTTGTTGTCCCTAGACAGGATTGGGTTTACGGTACAATCTATCCACAATGGGATGATCAAAGGCAGGGAAATGTTAGTACTGGTAGATATTATTATGTTTTAACAGATAATTATGGCGTATATATTTGTTTAAGAACTGGTAAAAATAAACAAGGGGTGTCACAGCCGTCTCTTATAAAACCAGCTTCAAGTAACCTTGATCCTTTTGAACTTTCTGACGGATATGTGTGGAAGTTTCTTTATACAATATCAGCTCTAAAAGCAAATTACTTTTTATCTTCTCAATATATGCCAGTTCATCGGCAAGAAGCTATAGATTCTAATTCTACTGGTATTGAGCTTAAACAATTTGCTGTACAAGGAGCTGCAAAAGGTGGTAGAATTACTACATTTTTAATGACTAATGGCGGACAAAATTACGGTACAGTTGGCCAAATACCAAATGTGGTTATTAGAGGTAACGGTGAACTTCTATTTGGAGATTCTGCAGCTTCGATTCTATCGGCTGTAATCGATTCCGACGCGGGTACAATTACTGCAATTAAAACAAAGACCGGTATTGGCAATACACTAGATTATTTAGATAGTTATTCATTCGCGGAAGCCATCATTACAGGTGGAGGAGGCGATAGCGCAAGAGCAAGACCAGTAGTTGGTCCTGATCCTGGGTTTGGCTTTGACCCTCGTAAGGATTTGAAATCAACCGCTTTGATGTTTAGAAGTAAGATTTTAGACACCGACGACGATTTTATATTGGCTCAGGACTTTAGGCAAATAGGATTAATTAAAAACCCAAGTGCTGGTGATTCAGCCGGTATTTTTAATGCTATAACTGGTATTGCTAGTCGGAACATGAAACTTTCTCAATATACCGTTGCTCTTGGAAAAGATAAAACTATTCAAGGTGTGAGCTCTAGTGCAAAGGGTTATATAGATAATGTTGATTCTAGTGTGGCAGAAGGAACGAGAGTGTTTTATCATCAATCAGCTGAAACCGGGTATAAACAGTTTGTAGACGGAGAAACTATTCAAGAAATAAATGGAAACGGTGAAGGAGTTATTCTTTCCGCAGACCGGCCAGGTGAAGTAAATAGATTAAGCGGTGAAGTATTATATCTAGATAATAGATCTGCTGTTCAGAGATCCACAAGTCAATCCGAAGACATTAAAGTCATCATCCAACTATAAGAGTAGAGTAATAATATGACAGTAACCTTCTCAGAAAACCTAATGAATGCTACTTATAAGGATGATTTTTCCGATAGTGCTGGCTATAAGAGAATACTTTTTAATCCACGTAGAGCTCTACAAGCCAGAGAATTAACACAATCTCAAACTATTATTCAAAAAGATATGGAAAGATTTGGTCGTAATATCTTTAAAGAAGGAGCAATGGTTAATCCTGGTGGAATTAGTATTAATGCTAATATTGATTTTGTTAAAATTGTAGCAGGGGATTTAAGTGGTCCTGTTAGTGCATTTCCAACTACTACTAATGCAGTTCCTGGTGCAATTTATAATGGATTAACTTCTGGAGTTAGCGCAGAAATTATTGAAATTGTAGATGGCGACGGGACTGCTGATAATCCTCCTACTCTTTATGTCATGTATCGAAGTGGCGGAGCGCAGACCGCTGGAACTACATCATTAAAATTTCAGCCAGGAGAAACTATTCAGTTAGATAATGGTAGTGATCAATATAAAGTACAAACTGTTAATACAGTTTCAAATCCAGCGGTTGGGCAAGGAGTTAGAATATCTGTTGCATCCGGTGATTATTTTACACAAGGACATTTTTGTTTCGCAAAAGCACAATCATTAATTATTTCAAAATATACAAACGATTTTACTGGAGAAGTTGGTTTTAATGTTGTTCAGGATATTGTTACTGCAAGTGATGAGGACGCGTTATTTGACAATCAAGGAGCATTTCCAAATATTGCGGCTCCTGGTGCCGATAGGTTTAGAATTACATTAAATCTTGCTGTAAAACCTTCTACTCCTGGATTAAATACTTTTATGTATATTGCAAATATTGTAAATTCAGTTATAGTAGAACAGGCGAATGGATTTAATCAATACAATAAAATTAATGATTTAGTTGCAAGAAGAACTGCAGAAGAGTCAGGAGACTATGTTGTAAATCCTTACTATTTAAATTATGATTCTGGATCAGCAACTTCATTAAATGCTGTGTTAAGTCCTGGAAAAGCTTATGTAAATGGTAATAGAATTAATCATCCGGTAAAAACCACAGTGACAGTTGCAAAAGCGACTACCTTTGCGGGAAACACTGCTACAGGACCTCAGTCATCGATAGCTGCTGAATATGGAAGCTATGTTGTAGTATCAGCGATAACCGGCGCGTTGCCTATGGACTCACCTGGAGGAAATGGAAAAACTACTTATCCGGAAGTAGAAATTCACAATAATACTACACCAAATGGTAATACTACTAAAATTGGAACGTGTAGAATTCGACATACTGATAGTCCAGCAGCATTTGGAAGTAACTACAGATTGTTTGTATTTGATGTAGTAATGACCGGCGCAAATAGTTTTAGAGATGCTAAGACACTAGCATTTGATTCAGTCGATACTCATTTCGCTACTTTAGTTTTAGAGAATAGCGTTGCGGCTATTAAAGAAGCAAATGATAATAATTTGTTTTTCCAATTACCAGTAACTCGTCCAAAAGATGTGGCACTTACAAATATTACAGTTCAAAGAAAGTTTACAGGCACAATAGCATCTAATACAGTAACTTTAACAGCTCAATCCGGTGAGGTATTTAGTAATAGAGGTGACTGGATTGTGATGGAAAATGGTACAATTATATCTAACTCAACCGGAACTATTGGTGGACAAACAATAACTCTGACAGGATTAGGAGCAGATAATCCAATTGAAGTATTAGCTTATGTTACAAAAACTTCTAATATATCAGTAAGAGCAAAAAATATTTCGGCTAATCAAACTAAAACAGTAGCAATATCTAATAACGCGGTAGCTCTGGGCCAAAATGATATTATTGATGTAACAGTAATAAAAGCTGGATCGTCATCCGGGGCTGATGTTAGTGATCAGTTTGTAGTAGATAATGGTCAAAGAGATGGATTTTATGCACCAGGTCAATTAGTCCAAAAATCAACAAGTGGGCTTACAGGAAATATTTATGTAGAATTTACATACTATCAGCATGGTGCTGGTAACTGTTTTGCTGTCGGGTCGTATGCTACTACATCTTACGGTAATATTCCATCATATACTATGCGAGATGGAACCGTTATTGAGCTAAGAGAAGTATTAGATTTTAGATCTGCTAAAAAGGCTGATGGTACTTTTGATGATGCCGGCGGCGCATCTGGAGGTGTTGTCAATGAATTACCACAAAATGATACTCTTATTACTTCAAGAATAGAGCATTATCTTGCTAGACAGGATAGAATTGTTGTTGGAGAAGATGGAATTATTTCAAATTTAACTGGAGTTCCAGCTGATCAGCCTAAATTGCCACAGTTACCGCCAAAAACTTTAGAATTGTATAGAACATCTCTTAATGGCGGTACCATTTCTCTATCAGATATGGTAGTAAAATTCATGGATAACAAAGGTTACACCATGAAAGACATTGGTAAAATTGATAAACGAGTTGACTTGCTAGAGGAAACTGTTGCATTAAGTCTACTTGAACTTGATACAAATGCCCTTGAAGTATTAGACGGTTCTGGTAATAACAGAACTAAATCAGGATTCTTAGTTGATAATTTTAAGGATCTATTTCATTCTGATGTTACTAATGTAGAATATAAAGCTGCAATCGATCCAAAAGGAATGGCATTACATCCTGGATTTACTGAATATAATGTAGGACTTTTGTATGATGCATCTCAGTCATCTGAAACTGATGGTGTATGCGATACTATATTAGAAGGAGATAATGTATATCTTAAATATACTACTACTCCGTATATAACACAGGATAAAGTTTCAAGGGCTGAAAATGTTAATCCATTCATGATTTCTATGTATCGGGGTTCTATAAATCTTTCTCCGCAGTCTGATGAATGGAAAGTAGATCAGCAAGCAGCAGCTAGGGTTATTGATGGCGGAACAAGATTAAATACTAATCAAGCATTAATGTTCGACCAATCAGAATGGGGTTGGCTTGGTACTGACGTTGAAGGTCTTGAAGTAGGTAACGAAACTACAGTGTCAGGATCAGAACGGACTACTTCAACTGCATTTAGAGAACGAACAGGCAATTGGACTAGATGGGGATTTGATCAGTCTACAAGTGCAGTAGTTAATAGAGTAGTGGCATCTGAAACAATCAGAGTCTCACTAGGGTCTAAAATTATTGACATTGCCGTTATACCATTCATGAGAAGCAGAAAAGTTAGTTTTGAAGGAATTGGATTGAGACCAAATGCATATCATTTTGCATATTTAAATGATGTTAAAATTAATGATTTTGTCAAATCTACCGGAACTTTTGACAGAATTAATTCAGCAAGAGTAGAGTTTGAAAGTCCTAATAATATAACATCTCACCCAGATGGAGCAAGTACACTCTTAACTGATGCTTTAGGTACCGTTTCAGGATCATTCTTTATTCCTAATAATAGTACCACTAAGTTTAGAACAGGAAATTCTGAGTTTAAACTTCTTGATGTAACCGAAATTGAAACAAACGGTGGAGTACCCGGATCGGTTGGAGTTGCTAATTACAATTCCGCCGGTGCGCTGCAGACCTGGCAAGAAGAAATAGTATCAACTCGTCATTTAACTATTGTAGGGCGGAGAGTAACTACAAGCTCAGGTAGAGTTCAAACAGGGTCAGCTAGAGTAGAAAATCGTGACAACCCTGATCCTTTAGCACAATCCTTTTATGTGACAAACAAAGAGGGAATGTTTGTTTGTAAGGTAGATTTATTTTTCAAAACAAAACACACGACTCTTCCAGTATGGATCGAAATACGTCCGTTAGTGAATGGTTATCCAGCGTCTAATACAATTGTACCAGGATCTAGAAAATATTTAAATCCAGGATCAGAAGTAAACGTATCAGATGATGCTTCTGTAGCAACATCATTTACTTTTGATGAGCCGATTTATTTAAGCGGAAATACGGAATACGCAATTGTATGCATAACCGACAATACTGATTATTTATTGTGGACATCATTTATGGGTGATTTTGAATTAGGTTCTACTGCAAGAAGAATTACAAAACAGCCATTTTTAGGATCTTTCTTTAAATCGCAAAATAGTACGACATGGGAAGCTTCTCAAGAACAAGATATGAAATTTGTATTACATAGAGCAGTATTTTCAACAGCTGGTGGTGATGCGTATCTTAAAAATGCAAATTTACCTCTTGCTGGATTGCAAAGTAATCCTATTGAAACAACTAACTCTTCAGCAGTTATAAGAGTTTATCAGAAAAGTCATAATTTATTTGTTGGTGACAAAGTAACATTAGCTGGTTTAACAACAACCAATGGTATTACTGCAGCGCAATTAAATACCACTCATACTATTACTCATATTGATCCAACAGGTTATAAAATTACACTAGCAGCCGGTACTGCAACTAGTGATGGTGTGGGCGGCGGATTAGTCGCTACTGCAACTAAAAACATTCAAGGTAGCACCGTATATCCAATACTTCAAACTTTAAGTCCAGAAAATACGAGTATAACAGCTACTTCTAAATTATATAGTGGGTATTCAAATGTTGCATTGGAAACTCCGTATATTACGCCCGCTGCTGGATATACTCCAATCGCGTTAAATCAAAAAAATTATTTTGACAATCCGGTTATGGTGGCGGCGGCAACAAAAGAAGATGCATTAGTTGGCAATGGTGGATTAGGTGGAGCTGACACCGCTTCATTAAAAATTTCAATGAATACTACAAGTGATTTTGTTTCACCAGTAATCGATCTTCAAAGAGCATCATTGGTTTATACTAAGAATGAAATTGATTATCCGGTAGGATCAACTATAAGTGGACAAAACGTGGTATTTGACTTTGCGGCAGAAACAACTCCGTTTGGTGGAAGTGCGCTAGCTAAACATATCACTAAACCCGTCACTCTAACAAATACTGCGGTTGGTCTAAAAGTATTAGCAGCTATAAACAGACCTACCGGCGCAGTTGTAGAAGTTTATTATAAAACTGGTACAGAAGATACGATATTGACAGATATTAATTGGACACTTGCCACGCTTGAAGCACCAGTATCTATTTCAGATAATTTGTTTACCTATAAAGACTATAGATATTTGATAGGAACCGAAGCTGGAAATATACCAGCATTTACTACTTTCCAAATTAAAATAGTATTATATGCAACTAATAATTCAAAAGTTCCTACTGTAAAAGATATGAGAGTCATTGCGTTAGGAGTTTAAAGTGAAGAAAAAAGTAGATTATGTAAAAATACAAGGTCATCCGAATCTTGCTAAAGATTTAGAAACGGGTGCCATATTAAATATAAATAGCGATGCTGTTAAAATGGCAAGACTTCGAAAGAAAAACGCTGCTGATAAAGAAAAAGAATTAGCCGAATTAAAAAATGATGTAAGTGAAATTAAACAAATGATAGCAGAACTAACAAAAAAGATGGTAGAACAAAATGGCTAGAAAAGTATACGTAGGTTTAAGTGATACAATTAACACTTTTAGAGTGAAAACTAATACTATTGCTGCTCAAATTGGAGATTTGGATGATCTTAATAATGACTATACTGGCCATGATTCGGATATTGTCCAAGCTTTAAATTTAAGTCAAGCACAGCGCAGAAAATATACTGCAGGAAACGGAATTTTAAAGACTAGTGTTAATGGAAATCTTACCGGAGATTCAAGCGGAGCATTTTCAGTAGCTGGCGGTCACGGCTTAACTCAAGAAGCGTCTGGTCTTAAATTAGAAGATATGCCAGCAAACACTGTTAAGGTAAGAGATGCAGGAACTGCTGGAGCTTCATCAAATAAAGAAGTTACTGATCAGCAAATTTTAATTGGTGATGGAACAGGTTTTACATCTGCAGCTTTATCTCAAGATGTTCTTATGACAAATGCCGGCGCGGTCACAATTCAAGAACATGCTGTAACCTATGATAAGATGCAAGACATTGTAACTGCAAATAGAGTGCTTGGTAAAACATCAGCTGGAACAATTGAAGAAGTGCAAATTCAAACTGCTATGATATCAAATGATCAAGTAACTAACGATAAGCTAGCTAACATGCCGGCGAATACAGTTAAAGTAAATGCTACTGGTAGTGCAGCTGGACCGACAGATTTATTAATTGACGCAGATAGAGTTCTTGGAAGAGATAGCATTGGAAATTTAAGTTCACTTCAAGTGACAGCTGGGATGATAGCACCTGGTGCTGCGGTGCCACCACAAGATGGTCATGCCAATCAATCTTTAATATCAAACGGTACATCGGCTGATTGGGCGCTTGTTACATCAACTAATTTGCATTCAGCTGTTACTTTAGTGATATATAATTCTGCTGGTACTGCTGTAAAGACTTTATACGGTGCGGGATCATAAATTATGGCAGTAAGAACTCCACTTAAACTTGATGGGAGTAATAATCTTATTGAGATGTCTACCGCTGATATTGATAATATTAAATCTCAAATAATGTATTTGTATGGAACCAATCCGTCAGTTACATTATCTCAAGTTGCTACCGATGGTAGTTTAGATGCTATTACTGATACGAGGTTGCAAGCCGGGGCTATGAGTACTCATCCGGTTTCTACTCCAACAGAAGCAACCACGGCTGAACCGTCAACAGTAACTGTTACATATGATAGAATAGATGAGGCAACTGATGATACTACTGCATCAGTTGATACTAATAGTGTAGCATTTCCAATTTTTAATAATGGCGGAAATATTCAAGCGATGACTTTAACAGATATGTATGACACATTTATAAATCCAACCATTGATTTATTAATAGATGGCACTGATAGACCTGGAACATATAGAATTCATACCGCAACTACATTAACTGATCATACTATTGTAAGCACAACGCCAGTTTATACCGATACTAGAGCTGACACAAGTTTGTACACGGCTGCAGGAATAACTGAAACATTAGATCAGCCAATTACTATTACAAACTTTTATTTATTTAAAACTAATTCTGGAGATGCAGTTGTACATCCGAAGCCAATATATATTAGAAATGCAGATGCTAATTTACAAGAATATACTACAGCACAATCCGATGCGATATTATTAAATTGTATTCGTCACACTGCATCGGAAATAACAGGAAATAAAATACGATATAGAATGAATGGAGCTGGGAATGCGCGAGGTTCAGGTATGACAAATACTATTTTAAATGGTTCTGGAGATTATCAAACTCGTTTTGTGAATGCTAATGACTATAGGGCACAGGAATTTCCAGATGGTACTGCAGTAACAGCCGCGACGCACTATTTAAGAATTTATAAGGCATAACGATATGTTTAAAAAAGAAAATATAGTTGAAGTAAGATGGACAAATGAGCAACAGGACACTATTTTAGTATTAATAAAAGATGGTGACAATAACTATGAAACTTTTATTGAAACAAATTCTGTTCAACATAAACAACTAATAGATGTCGGATGGGACAATGAAAAAATTACAGAGGCTAGTGCTGAATGGAAAAAAGAACAATCTAGGGCTTTACATGAAGCCTTAACATATAACACTAGAGTAAAAGTAAGAGAAGAGCTCGATAAAATAGAAAAAGAGCATGATAGAAATAAAGCTGAGCTCGATGCTAAAAGCCAGGATATCATTAATTCATGGAACGAAAAAATTGAAAAACTTCAATTAGAATTTATTACAAAATATACTGGTGTTAAATTAATGCATGAAAAACAGTTAAAAGACGTAGAAAAAATTAATGCATCTAAAAATTCAGGTGATAGTGTAATAGAATTTATAATGAAAAATAATAAAAATACAAGTATTGTTAAAACACAAATAGAAAAAATTAGTGAATTACCACACGTTGCTGAAAATAAAACTCTTTTAAATAAAGTTAAAAAATCAAAAACTCTTCTAACGGTATTATCTCATATAGCAAAATGAATATAATTTTTGTGAAGTGGGGTACTAAATACTCTAGTGATGATGTAAATAAATTATACCAATCTTTAAATCAGTATGCAGATAATGCCTTTTATTGCTATACCGAAGATTCATCTAATATCAATTCAAATATTAATATTATAGATATTCCACCTAAACCAGCTTTAAAAAAATGGTGGAATAAACTAGCAATGTTTAATAAAGACTTTCCTATTCAAGGAAATAACATGTTTTTTGATTTAGATTTAAATATCAATTCAAATCCATTCTACGTATTAGATAAAGTGAATTGGGATACTTTGACTATGGTTAGTCGAGAAGATAAAATTGATATGCTAAATCATTCACATCATCATTTTAACGTTTCTGTTAATTCATCAGTTCTTTGTTGGAATAGCAATAACAAAAAAATACATGAAATTTGGAATAAATTTATTAGTTCTGGTTTAAAGGATTATTATTTAAGAAAATACGTAGGAATAGATAGATATATTGTTCATGAAGAATTTGAGCATTCTACATTTCCATTTGATTATATAAGAGATGAAGTGATTACACATGCAAAACGTTGAAATATTAAGTAACGGTCTTTCAGCCGTCGAAAAACTTTATGATCAATCGATGTACGGCCATGTCGATTTGTTCAGAATAAAAGATTTAGTTCATTCACTTAAGCCTAATCATTGGATTGGTAAACAATGGTTAGTTGATGAGCTTTTAAAAGTTTACGATGGAGATGGAATTATACATTGCGCAGGTGGATGGTATGGTTTAATAGCGTATTTAATAAAGCAAAAGTTTCAAAACAATACAGTTATTTCTTCAGATATTGATGAATATTGTTCAACTTTAGGTAAAGTATTATTTAAAGACAAGGGTATTAATTTTTATGATATGGACATGGCTATAGCCAGTATTAAAGGCGGAGATGTTTTCATTACTACAAGTGGAGAGCACATTGACAAAGAAGATTTAGTTAGTATAATCAATATGTGTAGTTATAAATACATCGTAATACAATCGAATGATTATTTTGAAGTGGATTCTCATATTAACTGTTCAGAAAACTTAGAAGAATTTAAGAATTATCTACAACCAACACTATCTAAAATTTATTACTGCGGTGAATTAAACTTAGGTAAATATAATAGATTTATGATAATAGGAGAAAAATAATGAAAGACCATAAATTTGTAACAGCTCATTTTATTGATGAGCAAAGAATGAATGTACAATCATATTGGCTCAATGAGGAGACTTCTGATATTATTGAAAACATCACCGAAGTGAAAAAATGCAATGCGGCTTGGAACGAGTTATTAACTCATATTACTATCGATAAAATACATGAGAATACATATGAAAATATTAGAGCTTCAGATCTTGCCTTTAAAGATCTAGTAGTAGATATTGCAAAAGAGAGAAATCTAGTTTATGACAAGGCTGATATAATGTCAGCTGACGTGTGGAAAGTAATTGCTGGTGTATTTGTTAAATTTAATCCAGAGAAAAAAGAAGAATTGTTTTTCTTAAAAATGGAATTATTTGAAAATGAAATTATAAAACAATGTACTGATCGAGAACTGAAAAAAGATTTAAGAAAAGCTACGGATTTTGTTTCTGCGATTGAAGTTGCTTGTAAAATGTATAGATTAGTCGAAGGATAAACCAAATTCTTTATTGACATGATGAATAAAATATGCCGCTTCGTTTACATTTGGATATAAAGGATCTAATATAAAATTCCACTGTATTTCTAAATCGTTATGCGGAACGTTATATCTTTCAAGGAGATAGCTAATAAAGACTTCGTTGTTATGAAAAAAGTATTTAGATATTTCTTCTGGAAACATACAATCAGTTTGAGCTTCATTTAGCATAATTTTCATTTCTTCTAAGTGTCTAGAAAATTCTAGTTTTTTTATAGACTGAGAATCTCCAATTATCACTCCAGTATTATAAAGTTTATTATGTCCAGATATCCCATCTAATAATAACATAGAATTTTTTGCAGCTGTTTTACAAAAAACGCTATGTTGATCAAACAAGTGTAGATGATCTTTATTATTTTTATTTCGAATTTCCCATGCAATTTCTTTTTTAGTTAATTCTCTTTTTAAAGGATGCATTGATATTTTAGTTAAATCTACTGATTGAAAAATATCTTTAAAGATATGTGGAACAATATCAAAATCTAAGTATAATATCTCATCATACTCTTCAGCATATTTTTCAAGTAGAAATATTTTTTCAAACTGAATTGAATCATAATTAGTAATGTCTGTTTCATGCAAAACGTATTCAGCATTACATTTTTCAGCATATGCGCGTTGAGTTTCTTTAAGGTTATCTTTATATTTTATAAATTGAGATAACTTATATTTGTTCGTACTTATTGCTGTCTGCTCAACACAGCCGTTATATATGCTATAAACAATTCTTTTCATACCAAACCTTTGCCCACTTAAATTCTTTATTGATTATATGTATGAATGCAGTTTTCTCAGGAACAAAATTAAAATTGTCCATGAACCAATGCCACTTTCTATTTATTTTATTAATTTTAACATTATTTTCATAGCATTTTACTGCAAACAATGTTTCATTATCCCATCCAAATATTTCTTGAATATACTTAGGCCATAATGAAAATTCGTCTTCTCTTAATTCCGTCATTATCTCTAAGTACTCATCAAACTTATCAAAATAATTTAACTCTTCTAGTTGTGTTTTTGTTATGCCAACGATACCGGTATTAAACACACATATTTCTTTCGGAGCTTGAAATGTTAATTCTTGCATCATTGCCCTTGAATTCCAGTATTTAGCAGTAGGACTTCTTACACTTGCATATTTTCTTCCATCTAAACGATCAGCTTCTAATCTGCGTATAGTATCCGGATTATCTAATTCATCCTGCACGCCTATAGCATAAGGTCTTTCGGCTCTAATAACTATTCCGGCTGTTAAATTCCATGCATCAAAAAAATTCTCTTTCGTAATAGGAAGAACATCAAGATCTAAATATAATATTTCTTCAAATTCTTCTTTAAGAACGTACATAAGATGAATTTTATAAAAATTAACAATGTTATACGTAGTTAAGAATGGATATTTTCGTTTATATTCACTATCAAATGCTTTCCATTGATCATCATATTGATATAATCTATATTCTATTCCAATAGAATCGGCGTATGATCTTTGTCTTTCAGCTAACCAGTTTTTATATAGAGCAAATTCTCTTTTTGATTTATCATTTTTAGATTCGGTTTCTCCTTTAAACGGAGGCTGCCAATCTAATTCTTTTTCTGGTATATCAATATATATGCTAAAGATAATTCTTTTCATTATTATTCCTCGTAATATTATATCATATATATATGAATGACAGAAGGACTTAGTTTGGAAAATTATAATAACACCGTTGTAATAACTGCTGATAGAAATGGAAGTACTGCTTTTATTGAAAGCATAAAAAGAAATAACTATAATAGCACAGTTGAAATAAATTTAGGAGAATGTTTTAGTCAAGATTATGGAAACCCAAGTCCCAAATTTTGGAATGAGCAAATATATAAGCCACCCCAAGTTATTGATGCTATTAATATTGGTACCGGAAAACGAGTGATAGTGAAATGTTTAATAACTTGGAAAAATTTTAATGAGTCTTATTTTGATATAAAATCTAAAAGAAAAATATTTTTATATCGAAATATGTTTGACAGCTCTTTGAGTAATTGTTTGGGCCAAAAAATTGGAACTTGGCACAATGATATGAGTACTGATACGCATACTATATCCAAAGAATTTTTTATTACAGTATTAGAATATCGAATAAAAAAATATAATAAGTTTTTAGATAAAATTTTAGATTGGACGAATGAAATTGTATTATACGAGGAATATAATTTTAAAAGAAATATACCACTAAGAAAACATCCAGACAGAAAGAAAATTGTTAGTAACTATGATGATCTAAAAGAAATATACAATGAATATGCGCATACTATTAATACTATAGAAAATGATATATTGCTTGCTAAAGCAACACTTTAGCGAAAGGATATAAAAATGGTTAACAAAAAATTTACAACTGCATTATATGGCAGTTTAAAAAGACTAGTATGGGCAGATCATTTTTATGAAGGAGATTTATCCTTTTTAAATAACAGCTTTGATTCACCAGGAAAAGTTCTAGAATATTTACCGGTGTACGAATATATGTTTAATCAAAATAATAAATTCTATGTTGGCGATTTAGACCCTGAAGATATAAACGATTATCAATACAATCATTCATATGATTTAGTACAAAAATATTTAAAACCTAATCCATATTACCGTGAAAAATATATAACTTCTTCTTGGATATTAGCAAGTGATAATAAAAATAATAAAGATCCTGCATATTTAAAAAAAGTTCTTCAAGTTAAAGCAGAATTAGTTGATGTAATTGATTTAGGTGATAGTCGGAATTTTGACAATGTAAGTGAAATAATTAGGAAAATTAAAATTATTCAACAATCAAAATGCTATATCGGATCCTATGGATCTTGGGAAAATATTACGCGAATATACAATAAGCCGATTGCAGTATTATACCCCACGTGATATCGTTGTTCCATCAACTGAATCTAAATACCAAACTTCTATTAAATTAATTAAATTTTCGGCTTCACTATAGTTACGATAACCTTTAACTTTTTTAATCTCTTTATTTAAATATAAAATAATTTTTTGTAAATCCTTAGAAGAAGAATGTTTTATCGTGACATGCGTTGGATATAGAACTGTGTTATACCATAAAGTGCAATTATGTTTTTCAGTGAATCGTACAAATTCAATCATTTCTTCCCAATTCATGTTCATTGGATTTACCATAATTGAAAGATTTCTTTTGTTACTATGACAATATTCTTTAAATATTTTAAAATATTTCATTAGTGTATCAAAAGAACCGTTTATACGAATTTCTTCATATCTTCGAGGTATTAAACTGTCTATACTAATGTTTAAATGGATATTGCATTTATCAAGAATACCTTGAACTCTTTTGTTATAAACCGTTCCATTTGTCGCAATGTTAACCTTCAATTCCGGTTTTAATTCTCCAACAATATCAAGAAGATCGAGCAATATTTTTTGCGCAAAAGGTTCACCGCCGTTTACTCTCAACTCTGTGAGGTGTGGTATAAATTCTTTCATTTGTTCTAAAAACGTATTATCAAAGATTTGCGGTAATGGTGGAAGCTTATCTCTGTTCTTTCGAATACCACTACTTAAAATTCCACTACACATAATACATTCTAGATTGCATTGATTGCTTAATTCAATTTCCATCATGGAAGGCATATTATTTACTGGATAATTCTGATATGCTTTTGCAAGAGGCCATACGCCGTCATCAATATCTTTTTTACATTCAATACATCTATTTAAAAATTTATTTTCCTGTAAAGCATCTCGATATTTCTGGAACTTATCACCTTTCCATATATCCATTAGTGATCTGTCTTTGCCCCACATATCACACGATCCTGGAAGTTTCCAACAAGGAGCTACTCTACCAGTAAGTTGAATATACATGTTATTGAAAGGTGCATTACATGGTGTTGTTTGACCGTAACTCATTTTCTAATATCTCATTCCATTTAGGAAACGCTGTTGCAAAATCATTGTTTCTCATTTTATCATATTTAGTTATATGAGCATAAAACTTATTTATGTGGTTTTCTCCGTCAAGCATCATGCGTCTCATGATTTTTTTTATTCTTTCATCTTGAGTATCTTTAAATTTATTGCAAATAATTTCTTTTACATCTATTGGTAAATTAGCTATGTTTAAATATGAAGGACTTTCTACATATTGAATTGATACCGGTGTGTTGAAATCATCTGCATATTCTAAAAATTCATCGATGTAATATATATTATACCAATTCATGGTGCAGTTAAACATGATTTTACCATAAAAGTTTTTTGTAAATTTGATAAAGTTTTTTTCAATAATATTAAAATCAGATCCTTCTCTTTGATAATCATTTCTTTCGTAAATATCATCTAAACTAATTCGAATATCTAAATTAGATAAAGATTTTAATTGATTTACAAACTTATCATTCCAATGCGTGCCATTTGTTACCATTAAAGTTTTAATTTTATTAAGACCATGTTTATCAATATAAGTCATAATCTTTTTAATTTCTTCGTTTACAAAAGGTTCTCCACCCGCAAAAAGAATATATTTAGCGTCATTCAACCATTCATTTACGATTGGCTCATGATGTGTATCTATGATTTTGTGTTTTAGAAAATGTTTACGTACTTCAATTGTTTCAGTTTCTTTTGCTATTTGACTTGAATTAAATGATCCGCACATCCTACATTTTAAATTGCAAACATTTGTAGTTTTAAATTCAAAATATATTGGATTATCTTCTACTATAGGAGAGTTAAATTTTTTATCTTTGGCCCATCCATTAATTACACTTCTTAAACTTTCATTGCCTGATTCTTCAGCAGTCCAACAGTCAGAACATGCTGCAGGTTTTTCATCATTTAAAAATTGAGTTCTTAAATCTTGAAAGTTTTGATTGTTCCAGCCTTCATCTATTCTTTCATTATCTAAATTTGATAAAGGTGTTTTATATCGACAACACGGGAGTAGTACCCCTCTTGGATCTATAGAAATATGAGTGAACGGAGCAGCGCAGAAATTTTTCATCTTTCGACAGTACAATGCTTTTTGCAAACATGTGGAGCGGTGTTCCAATCTTCTCTTAATTCTTCTAATTCATTATACCAATCAGAATTTAAAATTTGTAAAATACTTTTATTATCTAGATTATATTCATCTTCATTTTCTATATATGTTTTATACATTGGATTACGATCTTCAACTCCAGTAGCAATAGCTTCAGAATTTTGTAAACCGTTTTGTATAGATTCTTGATCGGTATTTCTAGGATCAATAGTTCCTTTCTTAGGATAACCAAATTGTTTTGCAACATATATTGTATTTGCAAAAAAACAACAAGGATAGACTTGACCATCTGGGTTTACGTTATATTCATTATTATTAAAGAAAGAACATCTTATTTCTTTAGTTTTCATACTAGTATCCTTTTTGCTTCAAGCAAATTGTCTGTTTCTTTTGTTAGAAGCAATTCAGTAAATTTTGTAATTTTTTCTGGAGCGTATAAAGTTTCTACTTTATCTTCGTACACGAATTTAAATGGGTCTAAGTTTCTATTGAATCTATTTGACGGACAAATATACATGTAGCAAGCACCATTGTCGTATGCTAATTTTGCTATTTTTTTAATATCATTTTCATTATGTTTAAATACCACAGTATATACTTTTGCCTCTGAGCCTGATTCAGTAAAAGCTTTCATATGAAGTAGAACTTTATCGAGTTCAGTTTTTCTTCTATAAGTGGCATGCTGTTCTTGAGTAGCTCCATCTATAGCAAAGACTACAGTTAGTCTGAGATTATATTTATAATTTAAGGTTCCTAAATTCCACCAAAATTCTTCATTTCTCATACTGCCATTTGTATTAATTAAAATTTTAACTCGTCTTGAACTTTCTAAAATATATGTAATTATTTCTAAAATATCTTTATTCATCATTGGATCACCCCATGTACCACATAGGATAATTTGTTTGTACAAATAAAAATCTCGTGTAGGGAATCTTTTTTGAAAGGTTTCCAATGACCATTGTACAAGAGGAAGCCAATAGTTTTTCTTAGAAATATCTTCTTGATCTGTTCTATGGCATTGTGGACATGCAGCATTACAATAAGTAGATAAATCGACCATTGGTTTTAGTCTCTTTATTTTATAAGGCATATCATTTCTTTCTTTTAAGTCTGGTGATTTCTTTTATTTTATCACCATTACAATAAATATAACAAATCTTTGCACCATTGCCATGTTTTAATTTATTATAAAAATTAATCCATTCTTTTGATTCTATTACATCTTCAATCTTTTCAATGTTAGTTAACTTAAACTTTTCTTTGACAAGATCTTTCATATCACCTTCAAAAAGTTCAGGACGGTCGGCCCAACAACACGGTAATATATATCCACGAGCAGTGTGACCTAATTGATGATCAGCATTTAGACATTTTGGAACTACCATAATTTCTTTCTATATAATACTTAGTTGGTTTATAAGAATCATTTTTAACAAACCGACTAGATTTTACTAATTCAAATTTAATATTATAATGTTTAGCTATATTTTCGCAATTTTCTATATCATTTTCATTGTACTTAAATACTATATATCTCCATGTAGAGTTGAGTCCCATCGATGCACATAACTTCATTGCTTCGAATAATGCTTCTCCGTCTTGGTTAATACGATATTTGTGACTATCTTCGGGGTATCCATCTAAACCAAATATCCATGTTGCATTTTTATTTGCGTTAAATGCCTTTTCATACCATGATATTTTTTTACCTGTTGCTGCATTATGCACTTCACAGAAAATATTTTTTTCATAATTTAATTTTAGAAAATTAATAAGGTTTGGATTCATTACAGGATCAGAAGCATTGCCACAAAAAATTATAGAATCAAAGTAATTAATGATTTTTTTATATTCGTGTAAAGATAAATCACAACCTGGAACTTTTAAATTATTAGTTCTATAAGTTTTTCTTAAACACTTAGAGCATTCTAAAGTACACTTATGACTTATACACAAATTAATTGATTTCATAAGATTAAATAACTTTTGAAATATCAACGGACAAGATATGTTTTCGCATACTATTTCCATCTTTAACTATTATTTTTTTAGACATTTTTGGAAATATAAAACTTGAATCAAAATGATGTTCACGACTATTTCTTGCATGATCTTCGAATCCTACTCCTACCATAAGTAATACTTCTTCTCCAAACATTTCTTTTATTTCTGGCATACTATGTTGTGCGTTATAAAAACCTGTTTTATAACCAAGAAGATGTGCAGTAAGTGTAAGGTATGCAGAAGCTATCCCCACTGCTCTACCTTCATCAAGTAAAGCTCCAGGATTTAATTTAATATTTTTACCATCAGTAATCCCCATAGCGTATTCAACTTCTGTTCTAGGTTTTTCTGAATAATCTCTATCGCGAATAAACACTACAAGCAAATTAGCCATGATTTGAGAATTAGTAACAGCTAAGCGAGGGTCGAATTGATAAACAAAAGACTTAGTAGTTTCTAATATATATTCTATAACATCGCTGTCTGTAATAAACACAGGACTATAGAACACTCTGTTTTGTTTAGAAGGACATTCTTTAACAGCGGTTTTTAATATATCAATATGTTCTGCTGGAATTTTTTTTGTTAAATCCCAATTTCTTTGACAGTGTTGAGATTCTTTAATTATCCTCTTTAAATCTAGATTGTTCATATTTTTATCCAATTTATGATTTTAGCTTGCAAGTCGAATTCCCACCATTGTTCACCATGAGTATATTTTTTTTGATTTGCGTGATGGTTATTATGCCAACCATCGCCTAATGTTAAAATGCTAACTAAAAAAGAATTATATGAATGATCTAACGTATCGTGATTTCTATATCCCCATTTATGAACAATTATGCTACCTAACATTGTATTAGTAAAAACAACTGTTATTGGTATACAGAAGAATATTATTAATCCAATTAAACCACTGATGCTGGTAATAATAAAGCCCCATAGTAATAATAAATATATGTAGTTGTTATGAACAAATATTTGAATTTTATCGTGTATTAAATCTCTTAATGTTTTAAATCCTACTGGTTTTTTCCCTAAATATGTACAAAGCCATATGCTCAATATAGAATGATGATGTGGACTTTGTGAATCTTCTAAAGTGTCTGAAGTTTTATGATGGTGTCTATGTAATGCAACCCATGATAGTGGAGAACCTAAAGCACACGGAATACTTATAAAAATTAACACGATTTCAGTAATTCTGGACACAGTAAAGCCTCGATGAGCAAAATATCTATGTAAAGAAACACCTTGTCCAATAACATGAAAAAATAATCCGACGATTAATCCATATATTAAATATTTAAAATCAAATGTAAATAATGCAAATGCAGTAGCGACATGGGATACTAACCATATTAGTCTTAAAACATATAAAGAAATCATAATTTTAATTTTTTTAATGTTAAAAGAACATCATTGACATGGCCATCAACATTTACGTTTCTCCATTCGTATGCTATTTCTGATTTTTCATTTATTAAAAATGTAGATCGGTTTTCTACTTTAAATGCCTCTTTAGCAATTTTATTACTATCGCATAAAAGTGGTATAGTTAATGAATATTTTTTTGCAAAATCATTATGACTTTCAATACTATCTTTAGATACACCAACAACTATAGTGTCGAGTTTTTTAAAATCATCTAAAGAATTTTCAAATTCTATGCTTTCACGTGTGCAGTGCGGCGTATCATCTTTAGGATAGAAAAATAAAACTAACCATGAAGGCCTTATATCTTTAAGATATAAGTACTGGCCATGATTACTTAATAGCTTAATATCAGATATCATAATTAATCCTATTCAGTTTCTGCAGATTCAAATATTGTGATTGCAATTCTAGTTTCTGTTATATCGTATATATTATGAAACTTGCTTAGGTCTAAAAAATACCATTGTTTTTCAGGTAATACAACTCTTTCAATTTCGTTTTTATCATCGTCAAACCAAACTGTACTAACATTTTCTCCGCCGCTTTTAATAATATAATTAAAAGCTGCAGCTCTACCCTTATCTTTATGTATTAATAATTCTCTAGTAATAAGTTGTATTTTTATTTTCATATTATTTGCAAAATGTGGAGACAAATAATCTATAATTGCAGAGCTAGGTTGATGTAAAGAATACCATGGAATTTCGTAATTTTCTCCATCTCTAGCTTCAAAAGTATTAATAGTCGTTCTAACATTTTCTTCGGTTATTTGATTTACAAGATTTTGTGGAAGATCCGGTAAGTCTGGATAATGTGTGTATAATCCCATTATAATATCCTTTTTTTAAAAATTTCTTTGATTTCATTTATATTTTTTATATAGTATTCTTTAGAAAATTCTAAATTTAATTTATGAATATGTTCGTAATAGATACTAAACTTTCTAGTATTTATTCCATTTATTTCTAAATACTGTATTGGATCAATAGATAATTTTTCATAATTAAGTATTATTGGATTTGATATGCTCAATATATAATTTTTATCTTTTTGCCATTGCTCTTCTATTTGAAAAAAGTTTAATGCATATTCAATTGGACATACAAACGGTGGTATAATGTGTTTTTCATTATTTTTTTTATTCCATACATCACTGTGAAATGCTAAAATATAAGAGAGATATTGATCGTATTTGTTTTCTCTATCAAGAAGAATTATATCATAATTCTTGACTATAAATTTTATTATTCTAAGATTTAAATGAGTAGAAATAATTTTAATAGTATTTTTACAATTATATTTTTTTAATAAATTTATTCTATATTCAATTTCTTCATTTAATGGAAAATATTCTCTATTACTTTTTAATAATCTTTCGCCGTTATCAATAGAACTCCAACCTGGATATACAGTATTAAAAAATTCATCATTTAATTTAATATTATAATCAGACGAAAAATCACGTAGCATCCTGAAAAGAAAAGTACTACCTGATCTCATTGGTGAAATTATAGCATAAGTCATTAATCTGATTTTATTAATTTAACAAAATATTTTCCTAAATCGAATTCTCCAGGTTTATGATCCATATGCCATGAATTAGGATAGTGATGATGGTTGTTATGCAAAAACCCTCCCCAACTATACCAGCATAGTAGATAAGACATTAATCGTCTATTAGTAGAATTATCTTTTCTTTCAAAATTCTTATACCCTTTGTCATGTTTGTCTGTGTGGTGTACTAATACTACGTTTAGCAAACTAAAACTATGAATAGTTATTACAGTTCCATAAATCATTCCAAACACAGCAATAGGCCACCAGATAATTAGTAATGTAATAAATGTTGTCCAATAGATTTTATAGAAGTTTCTATCTAGCCACATAACATACGAATCACGCATCACATCTCTTGCTTGAAAAACGTTTATTTGTTCAAGCTTTCCCAAATATGTGCTATATAAACTAGATTTTATCAATCCGCTATTAGGGCTATGTGGGTCATCATCAGTATCAGCGTGTGCGTGATGTTTTCGGTGCATGCATACAAAAAATATAGGAGATCCCAAGCCAGAAATAGAACCAAGGTATAATACAATCCTCTTTGTCCATTCTTTCATTTTAAATGATCGATGTGTTAAATACCTATGAAATCCAAGTTCAAAACCAAACTGGGAAGTTAATAAGTAGAAAAAAATTCCAAAACTTATGTAATGCCAATTATCGAATAATACTGGTAATGTGGAAAGCATTATAAGATGAACTGGAAAAAATATCTTTTTAGCATATTGCGTAAATTTCATTTTCATTTTCCTCGTCTTCTAGTTGTCTTATATTAAACATCTTATCGCCATTTTGGATGAGTTTATCTGACGCTAATTGAAAAGATAAATTCACACGAGTTTCGTCATAAGGATTTGCAACAAAATGCGGTAAACAACTATTTAAATAATATGCATATCCTGGTTCTAACACATACACACCAAATTTTTCATTGATACTATTTTTAACAAACACGTGATATTTTGTACTAATAGGTATATGGATTTTAAATCCATGAACTTCACAATTTAAATTATCTATATGTGGTTTAAGTCGTTTTTTCGGAGCAGCGCACATATATTGTTGCCTAAATGTTGGTCCAAAAGATTCAAGCACAGATTTAGTATTTTTCATTACTTCATCTTTTAAAATATTTGTGCCAAATTTACGTAATGAATACGAAATATAGTCGTTGCCATTCCAGCCTAATTTCACTAGATGTTTTTTTACTTCTTTTGGTGTAGCATCTATTAATATATCTTCAAGAGAATTTAAGAAATTATTTTCCAAGCTTTTAAAGGTATTGATGTATTCCTCAAAAAGTATGGCGGTGTTAAACGGCCCAGCGATACTAACTACTGCTGGATACTTTAAGTAATCACCAGTCACATTAACTGGAATTGTCTCGAAATCACCAATCGGCACAATATCATTTTTTAAGGTATCCATATTATGTGATCTCCGTATTTTTTATAACTTCTTTCTAATAAATCAAAGTGTTGTTTTTTATCTAGCCATATATGTAAAAACATAATGTATCTATTTGGATCATATATACTATTCCAATGCCATATGTTTGTGTGCCCCATGACATACCAGTCAGTATCTTCAGGCAGTTCTGGATGAAAAACATTTTCACCTACTTCAATAGCTAAAGGATTTTTCACTTCTCCTTGTAAAATCATTCTGTATCCACATGGCTCACATTCAAGATTATGTTTATATAGATCAGGATTAACTTCAGGGTAAAAGAAATCTAAATGTCTATGTTGTGGTCCTGCAGAATCCATTCTGTGAATTTTTACATTTACTAATTCTTTAATGGGTATATGTTGTTTTAAGTATTCCTTGAGCTTAAGTTGATTAACAGACATAGAATCTATCCATTTTGATTTACCATAATCTTTGCGTTTTTCAGTAAATCGCTGTAAACCATGAGCAAAAGGAATAGATTGTTCAACATATTCGTCGACAATAAACTTACTAAATTTAAATTTTGGGATGTCTACTGGCATCCATGCTATTTTAGAAAAATCAATATTCACCGGTTAATCCTGTCTCTGATCTAAATTTGTCACTAAATGTTCCCCAAATTTTCATGCTAACTGCTAGATGGTTTATAGCATCGGCGCCGTGATAATCTCGCTCATTAAAAAAACATGATGTGGAGGTAATATTAATTTTTTTATTTGTATCAGTATCGTATATAAAGAATGATTTTTCTGGAGTTATTTTAAACCATAGAAATTCTGACTTATGAAACTGATCATCTGGCGTATGTTTATCAGCGTGAATCACTGTAGGATTCATTGATTCCACTATATAAAATACAACTTTTTTAATAGTTTTAAATGGCAAACATTTAGACCATTCTACTAATTCAGGAAACAATTTTGCGTTTTCTGTCCAGTCACCCTTTTCCCATAATACTAATGTACTAAACGGCTGGCTTCCGCCCATTAATTTAAGAAATATTCGTTGTTGTTCTGGCTCTAGTTTGGTGTATATATTTTTACATTCTGATGAATCATCCATACTTATAATTTCGTTATTCTTAGGAAAAAGAGGAACTAATGGCTTTCCAACATAATTTACTATATTATGCAAGTCATTGGGATCAAGAAACTCAAACTCTGAATTAAAATATTCAGAAACGTACGGCTTACTTTTTGCAATACCTTCGTATATTTTAAGTCTAAGGGAATCTAATTTTGTTGCGTTAGTATATTCATCAGCGTTAAAGTATGACTTGCCTAAAATACCTTTCATAATATCTCCTTCAATGCAAAATTATAATTGCTGTTAATTTTATAATAGAAAATAGTTTGTAGCGTATTGTTAAATAATACTGGCTTATTAAAATATTCAAACTTTCCTAATAGAGGTTTGTTTTTATTTGATTTGCGTTTTTTTAAATAATTACTAAACACTTTAAGAGTTTTATTATGTTCATATATTGTAAAAAATATAGCTTGTTTGTTTATATTTTTAGCATAATCAAGATGCTGATCTATTACTCCATCTTTATGCCATGTATAATTGTTTGCTATCTGCCGGAATTCAAACAAAGAATACCGATGCATTAAGATTCTAACGCTATTATTGTGTATTGCAGCGCCAGATATACCAACGATCTGATCGTTAATCTTAATAGCTTCTATACAATCAAAATAAGTTTTATCCCATTTCTTGTTACTAAACTTATAGATCTCCTCGATAAACTTGTTATTATAAAACTTGTTAACAAGTTCGTTATAAGAAAAATCTATGCTAGCCGATGCGCCTAGTTCATTATAAACCTTATGTCTAAAATGTGTTAGGTCAAAATCCCATTTATCATAATATCTCTCTATTGTTATCACTTTAAATCAGATCTTTTAACTAAGTAATCTCCGTATTTTTCTAAACTTCTTGTTAAAAGATTTTGATGTTTTTCTATATCTATATATCCATTTGTAATTATAATAATTCTATCGGATTGAAAATCAACACCATGAACTTGATCAGTGTATGGCATTGCATAGACGTCAGTAGTTTCTGGTAAAATTGGATAAATCCTATCTTCGATTTTACTATCTACGCTTTTTGAAACGTATACAGTATTTTTTCTTTCTCCTGATATAACTAGTCTATATGAACTTGGTTCATTTTTCTTTAAATGATCAAAAACATCGGGTCTTCTATTTGGATCTTGATAATCGACATGAGGATGAACTACGTCTTTTGATTTCATCATTTTTGCATGGATATAATCAGTAAAAGGTATATGGTCAATCATCCATTGTTTAAGTTCAGGATATTTTTCTATTATTTCTTGTGTCCATTTATCAGTAGGTTCAAAGTTTTTTGTTTTTTCAAACAACCGGATCGCATCCCACCAGCCATAGACAAACTCGGTTTCAAAATTCTTAATTATAGAATGTTTATTAGGAATTAAAGGTAAATCTATCGGAAGAAATGCAATATCTAAAAAATCTATGTTGTTAGTCATTTTCGATTAGTCCTTTATATCTAAAACTTCACTAATTACTTCTTGACTATCAATACTAATAATTAAATGATCACGCGCTGTCGGCCCGTTATTTACTGCGTAATGTTTATAACCAGGATTAATAAACCACACTGATCCGTCTGCAGGAATATGATATTTTATTTCATTTCCATCTTTATCAAATCCACCATTATAACACTCTTTATTAGTATCAACTGCGATGTGCAATCTAATGCCGTATTGAGTATCGTAATCGATGTGAGGTTTAATATTGCTTCCAGCTTGTAAACGTGCAAATCGTGTTCTATGTGCTCCATTAAACATGCCGAAAATCTCGCGCATGTATTCAGGAACGTCATCTTTCATTTTACGATACCAGCGCTCATCTGCTACAGGGTCACCTTTTGCAATTCTATTGTCCCATACGGTGTTTGATTTTTCTTCGCGCTGGGATAAGTCATACGACTTGTCAAATTCAACAAGACTTAATTGTTGATAACTAGCATCTTCCCAATTAAGCTCTGTAATACAATCGACGCTTTTTAATTCGTCTTCATTAAAAAACATTTTTGGTAGTTTAGTATGGGTTTCACACATATGTTGATAATCAAATCCAAGGCCATCCCAGGTTTTACCTTCTGAAAATTGAGCTAACTCATCTTTAAGTCTTTTAATGTCAATTTGTATATCCAGTTTCTTAAGCACCGGTAATTCATTTCTTTTTTTCCACTTTTTCATTATACATCTCCTATGCGTACGTTATTTATTAAATAGTTTCTCAGCAAGCCAACCGCCAGTATCAAATTTATGCAGTCTAATTCTTTTCCAATTATCGTGATGGTTTTTATGGTAACCTTCACCCGCAATAAATAAATTTAACCAAGGAACGTTTAAAGGACCATTTCCATGTCCAAAAGTGTTTAATAATCCAAAACCAATTTTAGCAAAAATAAAAGGAATTAACGCAAAAGCAATAAAAAAATACGGAGATATTATATAACTGACTATCCATACTATACACACTATTTTAAACCAATGGTTATGACAAAAAACCAGCTTAGGATTTTTATATAAATCTCGAGCATATTTCGAAGGAATTTTAGGAAGATTCCAAGTAGTAGTTAAAACTTTCCAAAAGCCTACGTATTTTGGAGCATGAGGATCTTTGGGGCCATCACTATGCTGATGATGCATTCTATGAGATGCTATCCAACCAATAGGAGATTTTATAACTACTATCATTAACATAGCTAATCCAATTGTTTCAAACCATCCTGGTACTTTAAATTGTTTATGACAATAGTGACGATGTAGCAGTATACTTGCTGCTAAGTGAGAAATTATTTCACTCCATATTAAACCAATTAATATTGCTAATGTTAATTCCATTAGTTTATCCTTTTAACATCTTTTTAAGTTTTCTAAAATAGAAGTTATGCTATCTTCATTTAGAATAACGTTAAATACTATCCAATAACTAGATAATGAAGATGCATTAAATAAAGTATGTTCTTTTAATGTATTTATAAAGTATAAATTACCATGATTCCAGTGTAAGGTTTTGTCACCTATCATAAATCTAGTATCAGGCGGGTTACAATTTTCTAAAGGAACTATTAATCTGAATACTTTAACATTTAGTTTGTTTGAATCTCTATGTGCTGGAAAATAGCCGCCAGATTCTATTTTTAATACATGAGACCGAAAAATTTTATTTTTCCATGGATCTACGATTAGTTTTAATTCAGGCCATTCAAAAACTGGGGTGGGAACATTAAAACTAGTTTCTTCCCATGATGTAGAATTTTCAAAGTTATATTCATGAATACTATCTAAATCGGGAATTCCTGTTACGCCACCATCTAAACTAGTTATGCTTAATCCAAATCTATTATTCTTTTTTCTAGGATTGTATTTAACATAATTAAAATTTTCTTCAGTCCAATTGATAAATTTTTTAGGATTCATTTTTAATTTAAGTTCTAATTGGTTAGATCCAAATGCTAATAATTTTTCAATCATTTATATTATTATACCCCCATCTCTCCTTTAAAGAACACTCTTTATTATACCATGATTTTACAGTAATGTAAATAGTATAAATAGCATAAACATATTTATCTATAGTTTATGTTAAGTGAGGGCAAAAGGCTATAAATAGTATAAACCAATATTGAGGGGCGGTTATGGCACACTACGAAGATTTATCAATTGACCAGGGAACAGATGTAGTAATTCAGCTTGAACTGTTTAATCCTGATGGTAGTAGAAAGCAGCTAATTAACTGGGATTCTGACGCTGGCCAATTTGGTGCATTTTATGACATGCGTGGAAAAATCAAAAAAAGTTATAACTCTACTGATTCAGCTGAAGTATTTTCTTGTACAGCTTTTAATCCAGCTAATCAAGAAAATATTTTACAAATATCATTAACAAATGTACAAACAACCCGTATGAAAGCCGGTAGATATGTCTATGATGTCGAATTAGAAGGAATTGATAGTTCAACTGGAATAGGTGTAGTTGAAAGAATATTAGAAGGGAAATTAACACTTTCTCCTCAAGTAACAACATAGGATAACGATATGGCAATTAAAATAACATCAAATCGTACAATCGTTAAAAACATTAAAGTTGGAACTCCTCTTCCAGCTATTAAAGAAATTAGAATTAGAAATAGCCTTAGAGATGTAAGTGATACTGCAATTGCAGCCGGTCAAATACCAGAAGGAACAATGATTGCATTTGATGCCGCCACTGAATTCTGGACCGCAACAAGCCACTTAAAGGCACAAATAATAGATGGTGGAGATACCTTCTAAACAATATAAATAAGATTAAATAATAAAGCATTTAGATAGGTTGTTTATTTCATGGCATCTATAATCCAGATTAAAAGATCAGGCACGGCAACTGCACCGTCAAGTTTAGCACTAGGTGAATTAGCATATTCATATTATGATAGTATCGCAGGTGGAACATTATATGTTGGTGTGGGACCAGCCGTTGACTCGACTGCAGTTCCGCAAATAGCAACTCGAGTAGCTGCGGTAGGCGGTGAAAAATATATGTCTCTCTTGCAGGCGGCAGGAAATCCTGGTATTGCGGTTGGAAATAAATTTCTTCTTCTTGACTCAGAAAAAGCAGTTGATCTATTATACGTTCATGGACTAACTGCTGACTCATCTTATATTAAAGATTTAGATGTTGATAGCGCACATTTAAAACGTTTAACTGCAGACTCAGCGTTCATATGGAAATTAGATGTAGATAGCGCTCATATTAGAACATTTACAGCTGACTCAGCATACATATTTGATTTAGACGTAGACTCCGCACATATTTCAAGGCTAACGGCTGATTCTGCATACATTTCTCAACTCGATGTCGATAGTGCATATATCTCAAGACTTGATGTTGATAGCGGTTATATTAGTCAACTTGATGTAGATTCTGCATTTATTTCTAGATTAAAAGGCGATAGTGCGTACATTTCTCAACTTGATGTTGATAGTGCTTATATTTCAAGACTAATGGTTGACTCTGCATATATTAGTCAACTCGACGTAGACTCTGCATATATCTCAAGACTAATGGGTGATTCTGCATACATTTCTCAGTTAGATGTTGATAGTGCCTATATTTCTAGATTAAAAGGCGATAGCGCTTATATTAGTCAACTCGACGTAGACTCTGCATATATCTCAAGATTAAAAAGTAATAGTGCCTACATCAGTCAACTTGATGTAGATAGCGGGCATTCTTTATATCATAGTTTTGGTATTGCACATAGCCCAGAATATCGTGGTCCAGCTACTATTAAAATCGATCCGTATCCGTTTGGTGATATTGCAGGTGATGTTAATATTGTTGGTAATCTTAATGTGCAAGGTACGACAACATCAATTAATTCAACATCTGTTACGATCGTAGATAAAAACATTGTTGTGGCTGATAATGCCGCTGACTCTGCATTTGCATCAGGAGCAGGCATTACAGTAGGTGGTCCTGTCCAAGCATCTTTTACCTGGCAGGCTGGAGCTGCCGGAACACAATATGAAAATTATTGGACAACAAATAGACTTTTCTATAATAAAGATTTACAAGCCGATTCAGCATATTTTAAATACCTTAAAGCAGATTCTGCTTATGTTGAGTATTTAAAAGTTGATAAACTAGATTTAAATGTTCCGGGCGGCGGATTAAAAATAGGCGCTGTTGCACATGTAGGACCTGATTTTTCTTTACAGGGTGATTCTGACTTTTTATATGATTCAACTAATGGATTACAGATTGGAGCAACACAAGGAGTAAATAAAGGATTAACTATTTTACCAACCGGTGAAGTTATATCATATGCACCAGCTGTGTTTGATAAACTCAGAGTTAACTCTTTAGTTCCAGGTTCACTTTTAACTGTAGGATTAAATGACTCAATTCAAGGCGGCGAATTACATTTTGGCGAACATCAATCTCACTATTACTTTTTAGGTGCCGGCGGTTCTTTTGATGGTCTTATGTCAGCAAGGCAAGTTGCGCAAGACTCTGGATGGAATAGATTTATTGTTCATAAATCAACTGGTAATGTTGATGCATCCGGAGTAAAAATTGGATCTTACAAATATAGACCTGAATTAAGAAATAAATTTGATGCTAACTCAGTATATTTCCCCGATTCAGCTCAAACAAGAGATTTTTATGGTTTAAAAATAAGTGCTTCTCACGCTGAAAAAGACTCACAGGGTAGACACTATTTACAATCTACTTTACCTATCAACTATTTTAAAAGTGATATATCAAAAGCAGACGGGGCATCGATTAGAAGATTTCCTGGAGACGGTGTTAATGCTGCAAACGATTCAGATGTATCGGTTCTGATAAGAGCAATGTCTCTTGAAGATAGCTCTTTATTTGAAGTTCATAAAGATGGTACTATTAACTTCACCGGTTCTCTTATGCAAAACGGAATTCCGTTTACTGGCGGCGGGCTATTTACGGCTGATAATATAGATAATGCTTATTTTGAGCCAAGAAATTTTACTGCTACATATCAAGCCGGAGGATTTGGTAGAATAGGTGTAGGAACTACTAGATCTAAAGCACGATTTGAAGTACATGGTGGCCCATTCCAAGTTAAAGGTCCACTTAATACAGAAGCTGGTTATTCTCCCCAAACTTCAGGCGAGATATCAATGACCAAAGATGCAAGTACTATATATGGTGCTTTAGCTAATTATGATGAAGCTGATATAGATTCAGATAAAGGCTCAAGGTTTTCATTTATTCCGGGTAAAGCTGCAACTCGCGGTGGACATTTTACAAATCATAATGATTACAGCTGGAATAATATTGGTACTTATTCCGCGGCATTTGGCAAAAATGTTAAAGCTGCAGCTGATTTTAGTTTTGTTGTAGGTGATAGTAGTAGCGTTTTCTCCGGTGCTACTAATTCAATTGCTATGGGTCAACGTAATGTAGTTAAAGGCGGAAATAATGTATTAATAGGAATTGAAAACTCAGATCGAAGTGGCGGCATTGCAACAACAATTGCTATTAATAGTGTTTTGATTGGCCATAATAATACTACTGCTGGAAACGCAAGCTATATGTTTGGTAAAAACAATATGGCTTTACCATCTGGTAATAGCACATTATTAATTGGCGAAGGAAATAAGTCGCTTGGTGGTAATTTTAATAATATAATTGGTATTGATAATACAGCTGACGGAAATTCTTCATTCATATTTGGTTATCAGGATTCGGTCAGCGGTCTTTTAGCGTTTGCTCTTGGTTATGATAATAAAGTTTCTGGTAATCAATCTTTTGCTATTGGCCATGATCAAATTATTCAGGGAGCTAACTCGTTTGCTATTGGCGGTGGTGGTAAAGTTGTTGCTAATAACAGCATAAATATTAGTTTAAGACCATCAACAGCAACTCCAGGCGCTGGTCAAGATCCGGCTAATACACTTCGAAATATTGTAGGCCAAGTTGATGATGAAAATCTTTTAGCTATTCAAGGTGGTAACGTATCGATTGGTAGAGAATCTGATATGTTTAATCCAGCCACTCAAGGTGCTGGTAATTTATTTGTTGGTGGCAGTATTCTTTACGGCGGTGAAGTATTTAAATTAAATCCGTTTGGTGGAGCTCCAATCGCCGGCAATCCATTTGAAGACGATGGACAATTTATTCTTATGGAAACACCAAGAAATGTTGGTGTTGGAAAAACGGCTCCTAATACAGAGTTTGATATTAGAGGTGATTTCCAAGTTGATGGAACTACACTATTAACTTATGCATCCACAGATTCTGCTATATTTGATTCTGCTGGGACCTTCCCAGGTAACACATATAATAATATGTTTATGTATAGTTCAAGAGCTGGACTTATTAGAGCTGGTAAGGTTTTACTTGATGAGCATGTGAATTCTGACTTAGGAGTCTTCTCTATAGGTATGGGTGAAGAACCTTATGCTAGAGGTAAAAACTCTATATCTCTTGGCGAAAAAAATAAAGTTGGACAAAGAAGAAGTCAAGGAAATATAGTACTTAGAGGCACTGCTACCACTACACAAGGTAGAAACAGTATTGCTATCGGTAAAGAAAATATTATTTTAACAGATAATAATCTATTCCTTGGCCAAAATAATATTCAAGACTCAATTAATAGTGGAACAGATCTTTATACTATAGGTAGAGATAATTTGTTCGGATTAGCAAATGCTTCTACAGTAAGAAGTACAAATAAATCTTATGTAATAGGAACAAGTAATACTCTTTATACAAATGGAAATCAAAATTTCATATTTGGTGAAAGTAACGAAGTTTTTCATGATAATTTTACTAACAATTATATTATTGGTGCTGGCTGGAAAGATTCGCATTCAGTTCATAATGTAAATCCACAATATGGTGGGATAACTGGTGGTGGCGCTAAAAATACAACTTTCATCGGTGGAAATGCGTTTATTCCTACAGGATTAGAAAACGGCATTGTAATTATGAAGCCGGCAATTTTCAACGATTCTGGAACAAGTCTTTTTGATAGTGCTCTTGTTAATAAAGGTTTAAATAATACCAATATTATGATTGGTAAAACGGCGCAGGTGGCACATGGTAATTCTACAATTTATAATTCTGGCTTTAATAGAAATTATACATTAGATATTCACGGTGATGTAAATATTGATAGTGGTGCTACACTTCATATCGGCGGTCTTAATATTAAAGACTTTATTGCTGGAACTGCTCCAACAGTTGTTGTTACCGGTGTAATAAAAACTACCCCGGTTAGTACACCCTCTACACAAACATCAGCATTTTCTGTTTCTCAAGCCCTAGCCGCGGTTGTAAACGTACCTGCTGGCGGGCATTTACTTGGATCACCCGGTGGGGGTGGTACTGCAGCTACGCATCCTGGTGGAGGTGGACCCGGCACTGGATTAGCTGTTAAATTTAGTAATCTTACTAATGGATCTAGTGGACCTTCTAGTAGCTTTAATTATACATCTGCTGCCGATAATGTATATTTTGTTCAGGCAGTTGACGCTATTAATTTTAATTTATTTACTGATAGAGCATGTACTACTGCACTCGATACTCAAAGTGAAAACATATTTGTTCCAAGTGCTGCACCTGCCGGATCATATGAAGTTGTAACAGTTGTAGCACCCGCCTCAGGCGCCGGTGCGGCGTGGGCATTCGATACTACCGGAACAAATTTAACAATTACTACAACAGCACCACATGGATTAACAGTAGGTGATGGTGTTAGATTATCAGGTATTACTGGTGGAACATTTACAGATCATAATGGAAAAACATATTTTGTTGGACCTGATGCAAATGCTGATGGATTACTAGATGCTGGTTATACTAATAAATTTGAATTATTTACAGATGATGTATTAACAGTTCCAGTTTTAAGCGCAGATTATACCGGAACTCCAGTTACTACCTCAGCAAATTATATTCATGTCATACCTCAACAACAAACTACTTCAAGTGCTAATTTAAATGTTCTAGGTAAATTAACTGTTGGCGATAGCGCTACTGTAGAAGGCTCAGTTCATTTTAGACAGTCTGTTTCAGGTAGTGTATTTACGATTGGTGATAATCCTGGTACTGGCGAAAGAATGTCATTTGATAGTTTTGTTGTAAGACCAACTGGTGGACTTATTCCAATTCTAGAAAATCATTTAGATTCTGCATATGTTCAAGAAAGAGTTTCTATTGATAACTTCTGGGCATTAAAAGGTGGCAATCAGCTTATTAATCACCAAAGCCCTAGAACAAATCCAATCGTAATTAATAAAAATAATATAGATGCTGATGCTGGTTATGAAGATATCGACGCGGCTGGTAATGCAAGATGGAAATTCCAGCTTGATATGGATGGTATAGCTAGAATAGATATTCCAGCTGCTTATGCTTCTAGACCAATTGAAGACGTGGCTTCACGTCAAGCTGCAGTTGATCATAAATCTCCTATTATTACTACATCTAATAATGATAATCCGGTTGCTTGGCCAACTGAAGAATATCTTGCAACGATTGTTACTAATGATTATGTAAAAAAGAGAATGAATATTGACTCGGCAGTTATTTCTTCTGTTATTGATTCTGGTTATATGAAAACTATTATTAGTCCTAACTATATTCTTCATCATGCTAATGATAGTTCACATTGGAGAAGATCCGCTGATGGTCATACTCTTTATTTTGGTGGCCTTGGATTTAATGCTGATACTCAAGTCGCAATTGGTGCAGATAGCGCTCCTATTGATCGTCCAGGATCTAGATTATATGTTAGAGGTGATGTAAGAGTTGATTCTGGATTTAGTGCTGGTGGACATAGTATTATTGAAGGATCTAAGGTAACAGTAGATTCAGAATACATATTTAATTTTACTGTAAATGCAGCTGATAGCTATTTCATCACACATCCTAATTCAATAATTTATGATCAAACAGGAATTACTAATGCATTTGTAAACAATACTGATGTTGGTATGGCATATGGTGAATCCGCAGCTGTGTTTTCTATCAGTGGAACGCCAACTCTAGACTCAGATTTTATGAGTGTGATGTTAGTTACTCCTAAAGACGTCAATAACCCATTAACTAGTGGGTTCGATTCTACACCTTTAACAAAAGGAACGTATAACGCTGTTGGAAATGGAATAGCTACCGGCGATTGGGTTTGGCAGAATGGCACTCAAATTCAAATACGTGAGCAATCTGTTCCTGGATATGACAGTATAGGTCAAGGGGCTCCGTTGACACATACTCATTCTATTGACATTATTAATAGAGGTTTACATACTACAAACTTAACTACAAGTGGTAATACACTCAGCGTATTAAGACTTCAAGATACTGATAATTCAACTCCACGCAATGTTCTTGAATATATTAAAAATGGTTTAACACAAATATTTATTAATAGCGGATCGGGATTTATTGAACTTGACTCTGGTGGAGAGAAATGGGAAGAAGTAACTAACTCTCTCATACACATTTATGATTCAGAAGCTAATACAAGATTGGCAGTCGGCGATCAGATTAAAGTTAAAACAAGAAGCAGAAAGAATGATGCATCTCTTACAGTTAAAGGTCCTCTTTCTGTTATTGCTGATAGAAATCTTCGCAATCCACCAATTTTATTAAGTGGTAATTTAAATATTGCTAGCGAAGGTGATAGTGGATCAGCAAAAGCTACTACACGGTTTACATTTGAAGATAGCGCTATATTTAAAATTGGATTTACATTAGACAGCGGTATTGGTAAAATCCAAAATGGCGGATTGTTATTTAGTTACAAAGAGCGCAGGGCCGATGAAGCTTGGCGAACATTATATGGTGGAGCTGTTTGGGATTCTATTGGACAAACCATGACATCTGGCGAATCTGCTGAATTCTATTTTGGTCCATATTATCCTGCATCTTATGATTCAGCAAAAGGTTTTAATTTGGTTAATCCTTATGTTGGAAGATCTTTTGATTCTAATATTATAAGAATTGTCAATGATGATTATATTGGATCAAGAATTACTGATCCTTGGAATAGAATAGGCACATCTCCATATCAACAAATATACTATGATGAAGAAGGCGGCGTGATTATCGGTAAAAAAGATATGATCGATCCATTTGATCAAACTAGATTTGCCGTAGATTCTGGTAATGTATTATTCTTAAGCTCAATCCTAATTGATAGCTCTGAGCATCCAAAAGCAGGCGTAGTTCCAAGAACAGGCACTGGCGAACAGCTTGATTCTGGTGCAAGATTAATGTGGATTCCTGGATATGGATCCTTTAGAGCTGGTTATGCCGATGGTACAAATGTAACTTGGGATAGTGGAGAAGTTGGTATATTCTCACAAGGTATTGGTGCAAATGTTTTAGCTACTGATCATTCAACAGCTATCGGCTATAATGTATCTGCTGGTAACGTTGATTATGCTGCTAATGGCCGTACAAAACAACCATTACACACTACTAGAGTTGTTTCAATAGGACATACAATTACCAATCCTGGACAATTTAGTGTTGCGGTAGGTAAAGATATTACAAATAGCAATAAGCAAAATTCGCTATCTCTTGGTATTGGTATCACTAACGTAGGAGCAAAGGGTACATCTAAAACAGATGAAGGTGGAGTTGCAATTGGTAAAACACTTGAAACTGGCCGTGGAGTTGTAATTGGTAGAGATATTACTGGCGATGATGGCAATGTTGCTTCTTATGTAAATAATACTGCTATTGGATCTTTACTTGTTAATACAAATAAAAATGCTGTATCAATTGGATATAATTTAACAGGCGGAGAAGCAGGATTAAATATTGGTAGAGATAATTATCCTACCAGCTCAAGCGCAGCACCCGGTAAAAACTCTATTTTAATAGGTCAAAATAATACTACTGGTGCTGGTGGTATGGCAATAGGTCATAGTTCGGCTGCAGGAAAAACCGCAGTAGCAGTAGGTTCAAGTGTGGTAGCAAGTGGTTCCACATCTACCGCGATTGGTATTGGAAGTAAATCGTCTGGTAATAACTCAGTTGCAATTGGTATTAATACTCAAGCAACTGGAAGAAGTTCTATATCTTACGGTGTATCTAATAAAGCAAATGGCAACACCTCCACTGTCTTTGGTAAAGATAATGTTGGATCTGGTAATGGATCAGTTACATTTGGAGTTAGTAATACTACTGGTAAAAATTCTCAGATCTTTGGTAGCAATAATACTAGTATCTC